ATTGAATTCTCAGCGCAACACGACATTGACGAGATGAAACGTCATCCCGAATATGAGTATGTGGATAACTCTATTGTGGTGGAAGATGTCAAAGACGATGGAACAAGGCACACAATTACTCTCAAAAGACCTATTGGCAGACCCCGTAGGGAACAGGTGATGTTATGAGTGACGATATAAGCGCAAGAGAGTTTGGCAAGTTGGAAGCCCAAGTAGAGGCTCTCCAGAATGAAGTTCACCAATTATCCAAGGATGTCAAGGCTTTGCTAGAGTTGGCAAACAAGGGTAAGGGTGGCTTTTGGGGAGGCATGATGGTTGCCTCTGCCGTTGGTGGTGCTTTTACATTTATTGTTGAGAAGATACTCAAATGAAACAAGGTTTGCTATCAGGCTCTATCTGTCCTGTGGCAACTCAGGATATTAAGATCAATCTCAAGAACCGCAATCATGCGTTTAAGGTCTATGGGTATGGGCCACCAAATCCCAATGATGAGAATTATGCGTTTTGGTTAAAGAAAGCCAAGATGTACAAATCCACCCCTGCGCTTGTCAAGGATATGCGTTGTGGGAACTGTGCCGCATTTATCCAAACGCCCAAGATGTTGGCGTGTATAGAGGGTGGTTTGGAGAAGGCAAACGAGAGTGAAAAAGAGTTGTCCTATGACAAACAGTTCATGGGGGCGGCAAATCTAGGATTTTGTGAACTTTTCCACTTTGTCTGTGCAGGTGGTAGAACCTGTGATGCGTGGAAATCGGGTGGGCCTATAACCAAGGAATAAGCATGGCAAACAATACGGCAGGTGAATTTGTAGGAATGTTGTTTCTCGCTAGGGAGATTACGCACCGCATCCACCTCAAAACACTATCTTTTGCTGAACACAAGACACTAAATGAATTCTACGAGGGGATTGTCCCTTTGGCAGACGACTTTGCCCAACAGTATCAAGGGCGTTACTCTATCCGCTTGGATATTCCCTATGTGACCAATAAATACAAGGGAACTGTCTCTGAAGTCTTGCGTCAGGAAATGGAATGGATTGAGGCGAATCGCCAACAGATCGTCCCAAGGACTGAGACTGCTTTGCAAAACAAGATTGATGAAATCGTTGGTTTATACCAAAACACCCTCTATCAACTCACCCTTCAGTAAGGAGTAGGCATGAAAGCAAAAGCACCAAAAATGGCTAAAGTGGGCAAGGTTATGCACGAATACAAGGCAGGGAAACTGCACTCAGGTTCTAAGAAAGGGCCTGTCGTGACCTCACGCAAGCAAGCGATTGCTATTGCTATGAGTGAAGCCAAGATGCCTAAACCAAAGAAAAAGGGCTACTAAGGTGGCTAAACAAGGACTATATGCAAATATTTGGGCAAAACGTAAACGGATTGCTGAAGGCTCTGGTGAGAAGATGCGTAGAGTTGGTAGCAAAGGTGCGCCAACTGCCAAAGCATTTATTGAATCGGCTAAAACAGCAAAGAAACCAAAAAAGGTGAAATAGTATGAAAACTCCCGCTTGGCAACGCTCTGAAGGACAAAACAAGAAGGGCGGTTTGAACGCCAAAGGGAGAGCATCCTATAATGCACAAACTGGTGGACACCTGAAAGCACCAGTTAAATCTGGGGACAACCCCCGAAGAGCAAGTTTCTTGGCTCGTATGGGCAACATGAGTGGCCCTGAGTACAAGAATGGTGAACCGACAAGACTGCTTCTTTCTCTAAAGGCATGGGGGGCATCCTCCAAGGCTGACGCAAAGGCAAAAGCAAAAGCGATTTCTGCGAGAAATAAAGGGAAGAAGTAATGGCTTTACCTACCTACTTAGAGTTAGTCAATGATGTCTTGATTCGGATGCGTGAACCTCAAGTCACATCCGTATCTGAGAATACAGTCTCCTCGTTGGTTGGCAAATACATCAATGATGCCAAGCGTCAAGTCTCTGATGCCTACGATTGGGATGCCTTTAATACGGCTATAACTGTCACCACCACCGCAGGGAGTACAGGCCCATACAGCATCACAGGGGCGGGTGTTCGTTCCAAGACCATAGATGTCATCAACACCACCAACTACTATGTCTTGTCACCTCTGTCTCACCAACAGTATGACTCCTTCTACTACACCATTCCTACCCCTACAACGGGTTTGCCCCTGTATTACACAGTCAAGGGAGTGGACACCAATGGCGATATTAAAGTGGTGTTTTGGCCTGTCCCCGATGCTGTATACAACATCCGTTTTAGCCTAGTCGTACCTGAGAATGACTTTACTTCTGACACAGGAACTACCTTGTTGGCAAAAGAACCTATCGTTTTGGGTGCATTTGCTAGAGCATTGGTTGAGCGTGGTGAGGATGGTGGTTTGAGTAGTTCTGAGGCTTATGCTTTGTATAAGTCTTCATTGGCAGACCTGATTTCCTTAGAGTTGGCTAGATCGCCTGAGAACGATACTTTTGAGGCGACATAATGGCAGAAGCAATCTCAGCCTTTGCGATAACAGCCCCAGGCTTTTATGGGTTGAACACCCAAGACTCGTCTTTGGACTTGGCACAAGGTTTCGCTTTGGTTGCCAACAATTGTGTGATTGACCAATATGGACGCATTGGGGCTAGAAAAGGTTGGACAAAGGTAAATTCCTCTGTAAATACGGACTTGTCTACCAATGACATTACCTCTATTGGCGAGGTGGTGACTTCTGATGCCACTTCCTACACTATTGTGGCGGGGAATAGTAAGTTATTCAAACTAAGCGGTTCTTCCTTGGTGACATTGACTTATGGTGGTGGTGGAACTGCTCCTACTATTTCTGCAAGTAATTGGCAGATGGTTTCCTTGGCTGGCGCACTCTATTTGTTCCAATCAGGGCATGATCCATTGGTGTTTGACCCTGCCTTGTCTACCACGACATATAGGCGCATTAGCGAGTTATCTGGCTATGCAGGGACGGCTCAGTTGGCTAACACGGCTCTAAGTGCCTATGGAAGGCTTTGGACGGCAGATGTATCTTCTGACAAATTGACTGTCCAATGGTGCGACACCAAGTTGGCAAACAAGTGGAATAGTGGAACTGCGGGGACGCTAGATACCACTACGGTTTGGCCTAAAGGTGGAGATGTAATTGTCGCTTTGGGGGCGCATAACGGCTTTTTGTTTATCTTTGGTAAGAACAATATCCTTGTCTACCAAGGAGCAACTACCCCTTCTACGATGACATTGCAAGATGTGATTACGGGAATTGGTTGTGTAGCAAGGGATTCTTTGGCGTATACGGGTACTGACCTGATATTCCTATCTTCTACGGGTGTCAGGAGTGCTTTGAGGACTATCCAAGAGAAGTCCATGCCATTGCGTGACTTATCTAAGAATGTGCGAAATGACTTGATTTCTGCCGTGGCAAGTGAGACATTGGCAAACATTAAATCTGTATACAACAGTAAAGAGGCGTTTTATCTACTGACTTTGCCTGTTTTGAAGTCAGTTTATTGCTTTGACATGAAAGCCACACTACAAGATGGTGCGGCAAGGGTGACGACTTGGGACTCTATTGAACCTAAATCCTTGTTGACAAAGCAAGATGGGACGTTATACATAGGGAAAGGGGGCTATCTTGCTACCTATTCTGGTTATAACGATGACACATCTACATATCGTTTTCAGTATTTTACAAATAATGCTGATTTGGGTAATCCATCTGTTACATCCATTCTGAAGAAGTTGAGGGCGGTTGTGATTGGGGGAAGTAATCAGTATGTGACCTTTAAGTGGGGTTACGACTTTTCGGGTAATTATTACTCTGCATCTGCAAAGATTCCTACTCAAACGGTTTCATATTATGGTGTAGCGGAATACAATACCACCGCAGAATACTCTGGTGGCGTATCTATGCAGACATTGAGCGTTTATCCAACGGGTTCGGGAAAGATTGTGCAAACTGGTTATGAAGCAGACATAAATGTTTTCCCTTTGAGCATCCAAAAACTTGAGATTTTTGCCAAAGAAGGCAAGGTTTATTAAGGAAATAGTATGAGCGACTACACCAAGGCCACGAATTTCGCTAGTAAGGATAACCTTTCCTCTGGCAATCCATTAAAGATTGTCAAGGGAACTGAGATTGACACCGAGTTCAATAGCATTGCTACGGCTGTGGCAAGTAAGGCAGACTTGGCAAGCCCTACCTTTACGGGTTCTCCTGTCTTGCCTACGGGAACTACGGCAACTACCCAAACCTCTACGGATAGTTCTACTAAGTTAGCGACTACTGCGTTTGTACAGACTGTTTTACAAGCGTTGTATCCAGTTGGTGCTTTGTATTTCAATGCTACGAGTTCCACCAACCCTGCCACCTCTTTGGGATTTGGCACATGGACGGCATTTGGTGCGGGTAAGACGCTAATTGGCTTGGATAGTGGGGATGCTACCTTTAGTACCGCAGGAAATACTGGTGGTTCAAAGGATGCCATTGTTGTAAGCCATACCCACACGGCTACTTCTACTGTTACAGATTCTGGTCACTACCATACTTCTGGTATGCCATCTGATTACAACGCATTTGGTACTGCATCAATTAGTTCAACTAATCAAAAGGCTGGAACTTCAACAGTATCTACATCTCCAATTACAAGTACAGCGACAACAGGAATTACTGTTGCGACAACTAACAGTACAACAGGTTCTAGCGCAACAAACGCTAACTTGCCACCTTATGTCGTTGTCTATATTTGGAAACGGACAGCATGATTACGCACCACTTTAGTGATGGTTTGTATGCAAAAGAGATGGTTTTTGAAGCAGGTCAAGCCATCCTTAAACATACTCACGATTACAGCCATTTGTCTATATTGGCAAAGGGGAAAGTGGCAGTTTTGAGAGGTGATGAGATTGATATTGTTGATGCGCCAGCGTGTATTGAGATTAAGTCTGGTCTGACTCATGGAGTTAAGGCTATTACAGATTGTGTTTGGTATTGTGTTCATGCCACAGACGAGAAAGACCCGTCAAAAGTGGACGAAGTTTTGATAAAAGGAAAATAGTATGCCTATTTCAGTTGGAACAGGAATGGCTCTAATGGGTGGTGCAAGCCTGTTGGGTGGCTACTTACAAGGCGAATCTGCTAAAGGTGCGGCAGAACAGGCGGCTCGTTCAAATATTGAAGCGGCACGAATTGCGGCAGAACAAGCCAAATTTCGTCCTGTTGGCGTAACAACCCGTTATGGAACATCACAGTTCCAAATGACACCTGAAGGTTATCTTCAAAGTGCAGGTTATACGCTTTCACCTGAATACCAAGCCTATCAGCAACAAATCTCTGGTTTGCTTGGACAACAACTTCAGCAAGGTTTAGGCGCACAACAACAATATGAACCGCTACAAAGGGCGGCAGGTGGACTGTTTAACCTTGGCGCAGGTTATTTGGCACAAACTCCAGAGCAAGCGGCTCAGAAATACATGGAAAGCCAACAAGCGTTACTAGCACCTGCCCGTGAGCGTGAATCTGCTTTATTGGCAAACCAATTGGCAAACACAGGTAGAACGGGTTTAGCGGTAGCGCAAGGTGGTGGTTTATTAGCGGCTAATCCTGAACAAGCGGCTTTGGCTAATGCTCGTGCATTGCAAGACCTCCAATTGGCGGCACAAGCAACTCAAGCGGGTCAGCAACAAACTGCATTTGGAGCAGGGTTGTTTGGACAAGGCGCAGGGTTGTTAGGTCAGTACCAACAAGGTCAAATTGGTGCATTGTCACCATTCCAAACAAGTCTTGGCGTACAAAGTGGCATCGAGCAACTTGGACAACAACCTTTGACATTGGGTGCTGGTTTGGGAGGTCAACAAGCGGCTTATGGGGCGCAATCGGGCAGATACACCATGCTTGGCGCACAGGCGGCTACACCATTCCAATATCAAGCGGCATCCTACAACCCCTACGCCAATATCTTGCAAGGTTTTGGAACAAATCCATACATGGTTGCAGGAGCGGCTAAGTTATTTGGCGGTGGCGACAGATATTTGTTAGGACAGAATCCTTGGGGAATGTCAGGGAATGAGCCAACTGGTGGAATGAGTCCTAGTGGTGTTCCATATTGGGCTGGTTAAGGAGTAACAAAATGGCAGATTCAATCGTAGGCGGATTATTTGGGATGACTCCTGAAATGTATCAGGCGCAACAAAATGAACAGGCATTAGCACAATCAGCACAACTTGGAAGGCTTGATCCATTTTCTTTAGCAAGAACTGGTTTGATATATGGCGGTAGACAAATGGCTGGAGTATTGGGTGGTGATACTCAATTGCAACTATTAAGTCAGCGCAATGCCATTATGCGTGGTGTTGATACAAATGATCCAGATGCACTTAGTAAAGCGGCAATTGAACTCACCAATAGAGGAGACATTGTTGGTGCATTTGGTGCAACTCAACAAGCACAAACGCTTAGAAAACAAATATCTGACATTTCTAAATCTGCCGCAGATACACAAAAAACTTTGGTAGAAACAGCCAAAGGCAATGTTGATCTGCTTGCTACAACAGGAGCAGTTCAAACCTTAACGGGAATGGGTTTAGATCGAAACAAAGCACTTGCAGTAGCAAAAGATGCAAAGTTGTTGGAGGTTTATCTAACTCCTACTACGCAGAAGGCTTTTGAATTAGGTAAAACGGGTCGTTACACGCCTGAATCACTTGCACAGTATGTAAATACTGGAAACATTGGTGATTTGTTTGAGTTGGACAAAATGAATAAACCAACAACCGATTGGTTGGGTGCGGCTAGGGCTTTGCAGATAGATGCCAAGCCTAAGTACGCAGATTATTCGCCTGAAGAAGCGCAACGCATTAACCAATACTTGCTAAACAAAGATGTGGCAAAAAATGCCGCCATGCGTCCTCCAGCACAAGAAACTGCGTTTGCCAAAACAAGGGGTGAATTACAAGCCAAAGCATTGCAAGAAGCAACGGCAAATGCACAATCTGCACAATCTGCATTGATTACCTTAAACAATATGGATAAGTTATCGCAATCAGGTCAGTTGTATTCTGGCC